CCGGCTTCTCCTCCAACAGGAATCACTGTTGTTATAATTAAATATTCTCGAGTAAGAATATCTAAAATAGAATGATCCCTTCCTTCTTTAAAATTTGACTTTCTTTCGGACCCAAATCCTGCTCCATTGGTAGAGATTCTACAATGGGAACTTGGCTCGTAGCGAAAGTCACAATTTGCTGTCCAGTTTCGACCTCATTTCTTTCATCATGAAATGGAAGAGATGAGGAGCTTGAGTTGTCATTGGTTAATGATTGAACGTTGTCTGTTGTTTGAGCTACTCTTAATTTTAGTCACACAGTCGAGTAAAACTGTTGTGATATTTGGGGGTGTGATTCTTTATGAGGGCTGCTCACGTGGCGATCACCAATGTAAATACATTTACCACATTGTTTTGTTGCGACATGTTCGAGTGATGCTTCATCACTGTCCATGTCACTTTCTTCATTCATATCGATGCCTCCTAATATAGAAGGGTGGATACGAACGCCAAGGATATCAACATTAGTATTAGAAAATAAAAATACATTATCACTGTCACGGACCATCTTTCGTAATGTCGTCTGACTGTAGAAACAGTCAGGCGTTAGAACTATTCGATGCTCTTGACACTGATCAATTATTTTTGTCCGATACTCCTCAAATATATGAGGTTCATGCATACACAATTCACGTATTGCGAGCCTTGAATTCATTTGCATTTGCGCAGATTTTGTACCATACTCTTGTTCGCATCGGTCCCAATTTAATGGTTCCAACACTGAACATAAGTCAAGCGGGGCTAACCAAATCTTGAGATCCTTGTCAAGTACGAATTTACGTTTAATAATGGAAACTTCATCTAATGTTTTAAATTCAATTTTTCCACCATCTTTTGTTTCTGGTGTACAGTAATGACCGTATTCCAGCATATGATCAGACCATGTAGTTATATCTAAGATATTAACCAACACGTCATCAAATGCTATAATACTATCATCACCATAAATAGCAACATAAAATCGTTTATGAAGATCTTCAAGACATTCTTTCGCCTCTGTTGAGTTGAGTTCTTTTAACATGTCATACAAACACAAGTAGGTAATTCCATAATTATACATAGTATTAATTATAGCAGTACCTGGATTTCCCGAAGGTTGTCCTCTTGCTATTTGTACAATCACGTTTCCAAAAACTTGTCGAGATGTAACAATATCTTGCCATAATGCGCGTGAAACAGGATCATTTCTTCTGTATTGTTTTTCTAATACTTCAAAAATGACCCATAATAAATCCCTATTCAGAGTCCCATCCCAGTTAGTAAAATCCGTTGCAATAAATTGCTTAGATTTCGGATGAGCTATTGATGATAACTTTAAAGCTAACACATCCCAGTCGGCTGAATAAGG